ACTGGTAACATGCGTTGGCTGAAGGAGCTATCAAGCGGCTGGGCATATGAAGGCCGTTCCGATCTCGGAAATGTCCAGCCAGGAGACGGACCATTGTATCGTGGAGCCGGTGTGTTACAGCTCACCGGTAGGTACAACTACTCACGTCTGTCAGAGGCCCTCAATGACCCACGAGTGATGGAGGGTGTTGACTACGTCAGCACTACATACCCGTTTACCAGTGCTTTAACCTGGATCAGGGAAAACGATCTCTTGTGGATCGCCCAAAATAAAGGATTCGACGCCGTCTGCCGCCGTATAAATGGCGGTTGGAATGGCATAACCGACCGACGTAACAAGTATGAAATCTGCAAACGAGTTTTGGGCTGACATTGAAGGCTTTGATGGCCTTTATCAAGTCAGCAACTGGGGTAACGTGCGAAGAGCAGCCCAGAAACGCTACAAGAAGCCTACAGTGGACAGTCACGGCTACCTGGTCGTGGTTCTCTGGAAGGCTAACAAACAAAGCAAGCGCTACATCCACAGACTGGTAGCGGAGGCATTTGTGGACGGGGACACCGCCCTGACGGTGGATCATGTTGATGGCAACAAGCTGAACAATGATCCTACCAACTTGGAGTGGGTGTCCCGCAGTGAGAATACCAAGCGCCAAATGTTTATGGGCCTTGGTAGTGCTGCCACAAGATTCACCACGGACTATCAACCAAGGTGAAAACACAATGCCTGAATATCTAGTAGCACTCATTTTAAGTGCAATAGCTGGTGCCTATACAATGGTGCAGCGGGACATCAAGGCTAACGACCAGAAAATCGACAGACTTGAACTCAAGCTGTCAGAAGAATATGTTAAGAAGACAGACGTAACCGGTCAGTTCCTACGCCTATGGGATACCTTACATCGCATGGAAGAGAAGCTCGACGCTCACGTTTCTGAAAACCAACTAGAAATCCAACGTATCAAAGACAAGTATTATGATTGAAATTCTCGGCGTTAAGCTTGGCTACGAAGCTATCGGCTTCATCGTGGCCTTTGTGGCTTCCGAAGTTATCGGTGCCTCTAAGCTCAAAGAGAACAGCCTGGCTCAGCTGGTTAAGACCCTCATCGACACCCTCAAGCCTTCCCGCAAGGAAGATGAGAAGGTGGCTGAGGTGAAGAAGGCTGCTGAACTCCTGGCTCAGACCCTCCGTCAGCTGGGTGAGTGATATGGCTAAGCGAGCATCTGAAGATCAATTTGATCTGCTACATAGCTTGCTTACCACAGAGCTGGTCAATCGCATCCGCTCTGGAGAGGCCACTACGGCCGATCTCCGGGCTGCTGCTGATTGGCTGAAGTCCAACGACATCACCGGGGTGGCTGTGGCTAACAGCCCCCTGGCAGCCCTTGCTGGGCTGGTGCCGGAGGACCTCACATTTGAAGACGTTCAGAGGCATCTCTAATGGCAGCCGCAGGTAAAAGCAAGTCAAGTCAGAACTATAAAAAGAACCCGGCTTCTGCTGCTAAGCGACGCGCTTATGACCGCGCCTACAGTAAGAAGAACTACGGTTCTAAGGCCCCTGACAGCGCTAAGAAGCGTACCCGTAACAAGGTAGCAGCTTCCCGATGGTCAGCCCGTAAGAAGGCTGGTATCGCTGGCAAGGGTGGTCCTGACATGAGCCACACGAAATCTGGCCGTATGGTCAAAGAGAACAAGACTGTTAATCGCGCCCGTAACGGCAAGAACGGACGGTCAACCAAGAAGTAATTTAACCCAATGAGCCACAGATGGAAACTCCCCGAAGCCTCATGCATGAACTCCTCACCTTCCGCGCTTCTGATGCGAAGCGTATGTGGAGGGAAAATATCCTGGCTCGGGACAGACACACATGCCAATACTGCGGCTCTAAGGAAAACCTGACACTTGATCACATAGTACCTCGCTGCCGAGGCGGGGCGCGTTGGGATTCATCCAACGTGACCACTGCTTGTCGACAATGCAATCAACTGAAAGGCTCAATGCCCCTTCAAGAATTTCAATTAAGCTATGGATTACCAACGTGGTGATCAAATCACCCAGAGAGGTGTTGTATACACCTACAACGGGTCATCGTGGACGTACAATCTAGACGTTGACCCAGGTGGAGTAAGCTCCACAATTACCGTACGTTTCACCCCTGTTCCAGACGAAGACCCCAGTACACAGGTGGTCGATGATCAGATTGAGTATGACTTCCATGTCCTCTCTGGTCTGGCTACAGGAGCCCTCTATGCAAACACAGTACAAGCAGGATGACCACAAACATTATTGACGTTCTCGGCATCAATACCCTAGCCCTCCGTGGTAAGGGTACCGAGTTCAACCGGTTTAGCCGGTTCTTCCAATCAGTTGTAGACGCTCAGGAGTCTGTCGCCACTGGTGACTATGTTCCTACTCCTGGTATGACCAACGCTGTTCTCATTCTCGGGATCGGTATTGCCATCTACTCCTTCGACCTCGAAGACTTCGTAGCTATCCAGGACCTCCAGGCTGCTGGCAACCAGGCTAACCGCTACATCGAGCTGGATGGTGCTAACGACTACCTAGAGTTCACCACCCTGGATGGTGGCACTTCAAACATCCTAGACTGGACTAAGGACTGGTCTATTGGTGTTACCCTTGTCGGCCTTGGTCCTACGACCACCGATAACAAGTTTATGACCCTGTTCTCTAACGGCAGTAACGCTGTCCACCTCCGTCGTGGTGGTACTAACTGGGGTCTGTACGTGACAGGCGACAACAGCTACACTCACGGTGCGAACACCTGGTATGCTCCTAGTGCTACCAGCCGTATCCTTATGACGTACGAAGCAGCCACCTATCGCCTGAAGTATTACCTGGGCGACCCCGCTTCAGGTGTTTACGCCATGCGGGCTAACCTGGCTGTTAACAGTACTGTGCGAGCTGCCAACCAAGTTGGTACTTCCCTGTGTGTTGGTAAGAAGTCGGAGATCTCCTCCTACGGTACCACTAATCAGGTATATTGGGATGGTGGTCTGAACAACCTGATCGTCTCTGACCAAGTCCTGACTGGACCTCAGGTTGATGAGTTCTTCCAGACTGGTGAAGCTTTCACCGAGCATGAGTATTACGCTGACCTGACCAGCTACTGGCGCCTTGGTGAAGATACATTCCCCAACGTTGTAGACTCCAAAGGTAACAGCGACGGCGTATTGGTTAATGGTGCTGCCAACGACTTCGTTGACATCCCCGAGGCTTGATCATGTCGGTTGACACTACCTTTCTTCCTAAGACGAGTGGGTTGGTGTTTGGTGATCGGCTAGCGGCCCGCTCCGATAAGGGGCGGGTCTTTTTAATGGCGAGTCAAACGCCAGCCCCAGACCCCCTTACCGTTATCTCTGATCCAGTCCTCTCTGGTAACCCCTACATTGGATCAGTTGTTACTGTATCCAACCCAGTTGTTACTGGTGGTATTGAGCCCTATAGCTATGACTACATGTGGCTTGATACAAAAAACATTGAACGCAGTGACATAAACAGTACAACCCTGTTGGAGTTTGATAAAGGCAAGAATGTTTCTTGTTATGTGACTATCGTGTCTGCTGATGGGCAGACCGTACATGCCACCTCTAACAGCCTCGGACCTGTTACCTATGCTCCGACAGATGTAACCATTACACAAGCTCTTCCGGCTACCTTTGATGTCTCACCCTTTGTTAGACACTCTTTAGTGGTTAAAGCCATAGGACTTTTTGATGTGTCTTACATTTGGCAGTTTAGAAAGGCCGACAATAGTGGGTGGGTTAATGCAACCCCAGAGAACCTAGCTACTGAGTTCCCTGCTGCTGAGACACTGGTCTTTGAGGTACATACAGATGTTGAGCCACAGGCCAGTACCTTTATGTTTAATTTCATCACTGGACCCGGACCCTCTCAGTTCCGATGCCGCGTAAGGGACACGGATCCAGACGGTAACTTTGATCAAAAGATTACAACTACTACTCTTAACTACGTCTAATAATTATTCATTCTTAGCGTAACCTGACTAGCGCAATGAATTACAAAGTATACCTAGATGGTGAGGAGTTTTCCCCACATACTAGAGACGAGTTTAATGAACTCGCAGACGTAAGTGAATTTATTAAGGACATTGCCGAAAGAGGCAAAACCTTTAACTTACGGTACGCCGTTTGTAGCTCCCTTCATCCTGACGGTAGTCAAGTCTTAGGGTTTACAACTAGAAACGGCAGACAGATTAAAATTGTCCAATCAACAACACTTTAAGATGACTGCTACAACTCACAACATCGTACAACGCAAGGCCACTAACTGGTCCCGCGATCGCAAGAACGGTGGTTCTGCTGCTGTCGCCGCTGCTGACTTCGCAGCTGTGACTGATGTCAATGGTGCTCTCGACGTCTGCTCTGCTGCCTGGAAGGCTGAGCACGTAGTGACCGCTAACTCAATTGGCAAGGCTACTTCCGTACAAGCTAGCTGATAACAGTGACACACACTAAAAAGAAGAAATGATGAAACGCCCTGAATTTAGACTTAACGAGTTCAGGGATGCAGCCAAGTGGGTGGAGGCACAATTCCCTCCGCCCGTGGCTTTCTTCCTGAATGGATGGCTGTGGGCCCTAGAAGACCGCTACATCGACGCTAAGGTACAATCTAGCGTGGAGGCAGCTATCGCCCCTCACAGGCCCTCTGAGCCCTCTCTGACGGCTCCTACGTTCACGTCCGAACCCTCTGAAGTGGATGGGTTGGATACTATTAGTTTATCCAATGAATTTCAAGAGAAATAGCAACACAGACTATATCTTCAAGGTTCTCACATCCAAGAAGATCACAGAGATGAGTGATGGCCGTATCCCTCAGATGACTCCTGAGCAGGCTGCTGGCCTGATGGGATCTTGGGCTGTCGAGACCGGCGACCCAACATTCAACAAACTGGATGTGGTTGAAGAGCAGGCTCGGGCTGGTCGTGGACTGTCTCAGTACACTGGCTCCCGTCGGGTTCCCTATGACCGGGCCCGTAGTGATGCCATTGCCCAAGGTATTGACCCCAACTCTGCCGAGTGGCAGATGCAGTACTTCGCTGATGAGTACTCCGGTAAGTATGACCAGAACGGCCGGTCCCTGATTGGCTGGACTAAGTCCCTGGAGACCCTACAGCCTGGCCAGAGCCCTGCTGACTATGCCCAACAGATCACTGGTAGTGCTGCTGAGGGTAAGGGTTACTTCCGTCCTGGTGTACCTCACACAGACCGCCGTAGAGCGGCTGCTGAGTCCATCTACCAGGCTTACAATGCCCCTGCTCCCTCTGGTGCTATGGCTATCCCCTCACAGCCCCAGCAGCCCGCACAGGCGCCAATCAAGCCCAGTCACAACCTGAGCATTGATCCGGTGCTGAACACATTCAATAAACTGTTCATCAAGTAATGCACCTCGAAGACTTAGAGGCCAAGCTAAGGGGAGACTTTCGAGTCTTCCTGACCCTGGTGTGGAGAGAACTTGATCTCCCAAAGCCCACACGGGCACAACTAGCAATTGCTGACTATCTACAAAATGGACCGAAACGACTCCAGATCTCTGCATTCCGAGGGGTTGGTAAAAGCTGGATTACTGCAGCCTTCGTCCTCTGGGTATTATTCAATAACCCGGACAAGAAGATCATGGTTATCAGCGCCTCTAAAGAAAGGGCGGATAACTTCTCAATCTTTTGCCAGAAACTCATCCTTGACATCTCATGGCTGAATCACCTAGGACCGAAAGACTCCGACCAGAGGTGGTCGCGGATCTCCTTCGACGTAGGGCCAGCAAAGCCCCACCAGGCACCCTCTGTAAAGTCTGTGGGCATCACAGGGCAGATGACTGGTTCCCGTGCCCATTTAATGATCTTCGATGACGTCGAAGTTCCTGCAAACTCAGCCACGGATATGCAACGTGAAAAACTACTCCAATTGGTTACAGAGGCAGAATCTATCCTCACCCCGGATGACGACTCACGCATTCTTTTCCTCGGCACGCCTCAGACAACCTTCACGATCTACAGGAAACTCGCGGAGCGTTCCTATCGTCCGTTCGTCTGGCCTGCACGATATCCCAAGAAGATCTCCGGCTATGAGGGGCTCCTCGCGCCCCAGCTGGTTGATGACCTCGAGAAAGGAGTGGAGGCGTGGTCACCCACCGATAGCAGATTCTCTGATCTAGACCTGATGGAGAGGGAGGCCGCTATGGGCCGCTCTAACTTCATGCTTCAGTTCCAGCTAGACACTAGCCTCTCTGATGCTGAGAAGTTCCCTCTCAAGTTTGAAGACCTGATCGTTACTCCTCTGGGGATGGAGTGTGCTGAGCGTTATGCCTGGTCTGCTGATCCTCGCTATATGCTCAAAGACCTGAACCCCGTAGGACTGCCCGGAGATCGCTTCTACGGGCCGATGTTCATCGATGAGGGGATTGTACCCTACAGTGAGACAATCGTCTCTGTAGACCCTTCTGGG